CAGGTGAGTATTCACCGTATAGATCAGGGTTATTACATACCACAAATTCTACACGTTTGGCAGGCGGAAATGGCATAGATGCGAAGGGTTCTATTTGTATAAATGCGGTATATAAAGCTGCTATAGAATCTTCGGTAATCCACATTTATTTGCCTAAAAAGTTGTGAGTGATATAGCCTACAAAGCCACCTAATGCTGATACAATTACCATACCAGCCCACATACCACCACGACCTTTATTAGCAAGTTCTAATAACTCTTTAATATCTTTTTCAAGGCTTTCTACTTTATGTTCTAAAGATTCTACTTTGCCTATAAGTTTGCCATAAGACACAGGGTTAATGTCGTTCATTATTAGGCCTTCATAATGTAAGCAAGTGCAAAATATGGTACTAAGTTTGCATTAGTGCCACTTGATCCTGTTGTAGAGATGGCTACAGAAATTCCTGTTGTTGCTGTGCCTGTATTGCCACTTCCTACTTGTGCGCCTGGATTGCCATTTACATTAGTACCAGATAAAGCAGCAGCAGTATGAAAATGTCCTGGATCTGTAACTGTTGCAGTATGGGTATGAGATACTACAATAGCATCTTTAGTGCCGCCAGTTTGTGTATCAGCACCTGTGATTGTAGTATAAGCTACGCCAGCAGTATCTTGAAATGCGCCAATAACAAATCTATTTCTTAAATCTGGAGTGCCATTAGAGCCATTACATAATAACCAACCACTAGGAATAGTAGCAATACTGCCTGACCACATAGTAATAACACCAGGCGGAATAACAGCAGCAATATTTAATAATTGAAATTGTGTGCCATCATAAAGTACTTGTACTGCACTATTAATTAAAATGTCATTAGCTGAAAGTGGTGTTGTACCATTTTTAGTAATAGCTCTAGCACCAATAGAGTTAATGTTAAGAGTTACGCCACCTGTATTAGTAGCAGCAGCAATAAATCTAAATATTTGTCCGGCAGCTAAAGCACTCATAGAAATAGGAGCAGTAGCAGCAATAGTATTAGTGCCAGATACAGATGTTAAATATTGTAATGTACTATCTTGTACTTGTGCTGCTGAAGCATACATGTTTCTTACTGTAGCATTACCAACGTTAGTATGAGCATAAGTAGCCATAGGTAAGTTAGCTACAGGAGATGTTTGTCCATCATAAGCAATAGATGCTGTTAATGATGATGCAATATCATTTAGGGTATTGTTAGCCCATGAAGATGATATGGTTGTTCCTGTGGTGACTGGATTCCCTGCTGGTAAGGTATACGTTCCTGCGCCATTTCTTGCCATTATTGTTGCTCCTTGTTTGCTTTATTCGTTAAAATAGCTGTATTAATAATATCGTCTAATGATGCTTCAGGCAACATATTGACTAAATTTGTAGCTGTATCACCAATCTTACCTGCAACATTTGCACCTTTGCCTGCTAAGATAGTTGCCATACGAGCAACTCTAGGAGATGATAATGGTGCTGTTACATTAAATATGCTAGGTAATATTGCTTTTTTACCAAGACTAAACGCAATGTTAGCAAGATCATCTTTGCCTGTTCTTGCTGCTATTGGATTCCATACAGAAGTATCAACACCAGCTTGAGTAGCTTGTTTTAATTTTTCAGCATCACTTAATTTATCAAAAGCCTTATATTCTGGCATCAATGTTCTTTTTATTGCTGCTGGCATATCTGTAGGCAAGTCTTTGTAATGCTGTGTTAATAAATCCCAAGCACCTAAACCTTGTGGATGTCCTTTAGTATAATCTTCTGCCATAATTGCTACATCATGTGGCACTTGTAATTTTCTTGTATAGTTATATACCATATCGTTATACAATTTTTTACCTAGTGGCGTAGCTTCATCAATAGCTTGCTTTAATTCAGGAATGTTTTGTTTGTATGCTTGGTAAATAGTATTAAACGCTTCAGGGCTTTTGCCAGATTGAAAAGCTAAAAGTTTACTAGGAACTGAGCTAATTACATCACCAGATTTACTTAATAAAGAAGCTAATTTTTGAGCAGTTTCTGTTTTTTTAATATTACTAGCTAATGCTTCTGTAGCAGCTTTACCTTTTTGCACCATTGGTGTGCGAGTAAGTCCACCAATAGGCATGACTTCTGGTGCTAAACCTTCTAGCTTACTTGCATCCCAAGCACTACCAATTCTTTCCATTATAGTAGGTTCATAAGGTGCAGCATTTCTACCTTGCTCTAATGTCATATTAGTAGGTATAGAAGGATCATAAGGTGCATTAGTTTGCGGATCAAATCCTGGTCTAACTGTAGGGGCTTGTTTCATAGAGTTAGCTATAGCCGCTAATTTTGTAGCATCTTCTATATTTCCAGCTTTGTCTGCTTCTTTTAAAGCATCCATTACTTGGTCGTAGTTATAAGCCATTTTTGTCCTATTTCTTTAAATATTTAGATACTAAAGCGTCATATTCAGCATCATTATTAATTTGTTTAGGTTGGGCTAAAATATCGCCTTGTTTTTGTGATTTTGTTTTTTTAACATTAGGATTTTCACCTGCTTCTAATTTTTGATATACATTTCTAGCTTCAGGCGTTAATAAATCACCCATATTTTTATTTAAGCCCATGCCAGATTGATATTGTGATTCTAATGATTGTAAAGCACCTCTTAACAAATCAACACCATTCTGAATGTATGCTTTTTGTTGTTCTTCTCCTGCATTTGGATTAAATGATTGTTGCCATTCTTTTAATTCTTGTAAACTACCACCGCCTGATCCAGCAAATACTTTACGCAATTCAGATGCAACAGCTTGAGCAGATTGTCTATATCTTTCTTGACGTGGATCTCCGAATCCTTTTTCTTGAATATAATTAATAGGTGCATTTAATACGCCAGGTAAAACATCTAAATTATTTAAATCTTCTGTTCTTTGATACAAATTGCCCATGTGATATAAAGTTTGATTAGCTGCACGAATAGCATCTCCTTGCTTACCCTTAGAAAAAGCTGTAGCAGTTTGCTGACGTTTTTGAAAGTTTGTAGCATCAAATGTAGGATCATATTGTGTAACTGCTTGCAATAATGATGCACCTGCTGGAGTTCTTGTCATTTGTGGAGTTAAAGCCAATTCACCATTAGCATACTTTTTAATTAATGGTTGAACATTTTTTGGTAATGTATTTAAAAATTCATCACCTGATAATTGATCTCTTGTTACGTTTGCATATTGACCTGAATCTGGAACTAATGTTGCCATATATTACTCCTCTACCCAAAATTTCTTGCCATCTTGTATGACATAATATTTACCAGAATTAACATCTAATGTTCCATTTACTGTAGAACCATTATCTAATTTAATTTGTTTTGTTTGTTTGCTCATGTTTGCAGGACTTGTGCTACCAAATATATGATAAGGATCATTTTTTTCTTTGTCCCTAGCATTTACTAAATCTTGTCCTCTTAAAGTAGTTTTATTGCGTAAAAGATCACTAGCAGAAGGATTTTCAAATTTAAATCTTTCAAAATCTCTTTGATATGCTTCATTTGGACTTAATCCTTTTGGTAATTCTCTACCAGTAGGAGTATTATTTTCATCTACTTCAACTTGTTTATCGCCAACATCTATAAATTTAGTAACTTTTGGTTTAATAGCTTGACCAAATTGTTCCATTGCAAACTTGCTTGCCATATCAGGATTGCCAGATTTTTGAGCATAGTTATAGAAATTACTAATAAGCTCTTGTTGTGTTCTTGGCGTATATGTTGTAGCTGGTGTAGGTTGATTCATAGTCATTTCACCTTGCATATTTTGTGGTGCAGGTGAGTCCATACCAAATTTAGGTGCAATTTGAGCTACTTCATCTACTGTGCCAAAAGGTGATGTAGGAACATTCATACCTTGTTCTAATGGTTTAGTAACAAAATTATCTTGCATAGTAGTTGTTGCTCTAGGTTGCATACCTTCTACAAAACCTCTTAAAGCGTCAGCTTGTTTTTGCTCTTTAGTTTTTGTATACTCACCATATTGTTTAATAGCTTCTTGTTCAGCTTTGCTACCTCTATATTTACCATAAGCATTAGCTAAAGATTGTGTCCATGATGGAGCTACATAGTGACCACTAATCATTTGTCCTTCTGGTACTTTGCCTTCTTGTAGTGCCTGAGCCATTTTAAGTTTACGTTGTAATTCAAGTTGAGCCATTGTGTCATTAGCAGGTACGCCACTAACATCTTGAGTGTTATCTTTAAATTGCGGTAAAAAATCCATGATTGCCATATTTTATCCTTTTGCTCCGTAAATTTGACCGCCCATGTTCATAAGACCACTTACAAAGTTTGCTGTATTAGCGTTTCTAGCATTAACATTACCTACTTCTGCATTGTATCTATTAGTAGTAGCACCTAATAAATCAGGGCCTGCTGTCGTAGATTGTAACGCTGGATTAATATAATTTGGTGCTTGTACTTGTGATCCAGTTCTTAAAGCGTTAATAACATTGATTGGTTGCATTTGATTGTAACCAGCTTGATAAAATCCTTGTTGATTAGCTGTAAGACCTGTATTCATGCCACCTACTACTGCTGATGTTAATTTATCGTTTTGTCTTTGGTCAAAATCACGTTTAGCATTGTTATATGCTTCTGTTCCTGGAGCAATACCTTGATTAGCCATTTGTGCATCAAATTGATTTTTTTCTTGTTTGATTTGTGGTTCAAGTCTGCGCATAATAGCGTCAGAATATGTTTCACCAGGATTAATGCCTATAGATGGTAATTTAGACGTATCTATACCAGGTTTAGCAATTACATTACTAGCGTAATCTAATCCTTCTTTAGCTGTAGTTAAAAGTCCTGATGATAAATCTGCTTGTTTATTTGCAATTTCTAATTGCTCTGGAGATAATGTTTGTGTAGCAGTCCACATAGGATTGCCATATTTATCTTCACCAGTTTGTGTATAAGTAAGATTTCCAAATGGTGTAACTTGGTTTACTCGGTTAGCTGCTGTAGCTACTCTAGCTGCATCTATATTACCTGCTGCTGTTTCTCTAGCTGCTCCAGCATAATCTGGTGGTGGTGGCGGATCATCTTTACCAAGACCGTACATGATAAAACCACAGCTATCCATGTAACTTGTAATCCATCTATAAAGTGGATCTAACAATCTAGCTAACTTACTTTGCATATCTATCTCCGAGTTTTAAAAAACGACAATTTTTTGGTCGCATTATATAAACAATCCCATCACCATCAGGAAAGTAATCTTTTAATACAGCTTCTTTTTCAAAGCCTAAATGTTCATCTAATTTTTGTGCTTTTAAATTAGCTGTAGAGACTAATCCTGTTAAGCGTTTGACTTTTAATACATTAAATGGGTAATTAAATATCGCCCAATAAAATTCTCTTGATACTTTTGCAGGTATATCACATCTTGAATGAATAGATATTGAACTACCTGTATAACCATTGTAAAGAACACCTATAACTAATTCACCGTCAGTTACTTGACCAATAGCTTGGCATAGTGAGTTCCATTGACCACCAGCCTTTTCACATACCCATTCGCCAACTTCTTGACCTTGAATTATTATAGTACTGCACCCTTTTCAATAACTAAATCTGTAGAAACCCATCTTACGTCAATACCTTGTGAAGATGTTTGTACAATAGGTGCGCCATAATAGCCAACACCATTTAAACCTTGCCATTGTTGTAGAATAGATAAACCACCACCCCAAACACCTATATCCCATCTAGCATTATCCCATGTTCCAGATGATGTGGGCGTAAAATTAAGGGTTGTAACAGGTACATCTAAATTAAAGTCCATATTGATATTAGAATAAATAGCAGGGCTGCCAGATGTTCTAAATATAGGTTTAGACATTGTAAATCGTTTTAATTGTCCTGGACTTTCAAACGCTGAAAATGATTGTAATGCAGTAGCGTTAATATTAGATCCGTTATCTGATTGTGTATACCATGCACGACCTACATAACCATTTCCACCGAAATAGGGTTGATCGTTAAACAATTCCCAACATGTAGCGTTCCATCCTGTGTAATTACACCAATTTTTTGTAATGGTATTCATAGCAAACTGTGTTTTTTCTATAGAGTTTGGTACGTTTAACCATAATTGGTTTTCGTCTGGATAAAACAACATTTGCCATCCAAATTCATTACCATAAAGTGTAATAGCTTCTGATACAGCAGCTTGAATTTTATCTGTAATAGCTACTCTAGGATCAAGCCTAGATGATTGTAATTCTGATGCTAATGGTGTAACACCGTCTTTACATAATAGTAGTAAATCGCCACCATATTTATACATGCAACGAGTGCCTACTGGTGTACCTAAATCCCATACACCTACCATAGCCCATGTTGAAGCTGATGTAGGATCTGTACCACCATACACAATGACTTGGCCTTTAGATGTGTAAAGAACATAGTAATCATTGACACCATAACCAGCATCTATTGTCCATGTTGCATGCTGTACAATATAACCACCTTTGTAAGCAAATGCACTAATATCTATAGACTGTGCAGCTCCACCTACTGATAATGTAGGTAAATACCATGCTCTTAAAGATTGAGCTTCTGTAAAAAATACTCTGCTTTTAAAAACAACAGGGTTATTAAGTAATGTAGTAGTAACACCTGTAATAGAAGGTGTAGATGCACCTGTAATGCTTGTCCATGTGCTACCGTTATATAGATAAGGCGTATTTGTGCCATTAGCCATATATAAAAATGCACCACCAGATGTGGTGATATTACAATATTGCCAACGTGAATTAGTTAAGCCGGTTAATAAAGGTGAGCCTACAGCTCCTGAATTAGTAACGTTATATACAGAACCGCCAGCAATAGCTAATAGCCTAGAAGTAGAACCACTTTCGTAAGCCATAATGGTGTCTACTTGGCCTGTAATACCTGTAGCCCATTGTGCATAACCATTTCTTAGTATAAGTTCTGTAGGAGCAGGAAACCAGTTAGTAAGATAAACTGCATCCGTTACAGGCATATCTCCTAAGCTATCTCTTGCGTTCCATCCACCTACTGGTGCTGGTAATGATACGCTTCCTGATGATCTTTTTTTTACTGGAAACATTAATTATAATCCTTAAATGGACTTAATCCTTGTGATCTTCTTAAGTTTGCAAATTCTTGTGCTTTTTGTCTTGCAGAAGGTGTTATATTTTCATATTGCACAATCTGATTTAATTCATTTGCGTTAAGTGTAGGTACAATAGATGGAAAATCACCTAATTGATCTCCAATAGATAATTCTGTTACTGCTTGACCTTTAGGGTTGTAATTAACACCTTTCCATCCTGTAGTTTTAGGCATCATTTGACCACCATAAGTGCCATCATCATTTTCATATGCTCTTAAACCATAAGGATTAGGATAATTACCTACGCTTAATCCACCTTGTTCTGGTGTTGCATTTTTTAATAACTTTGCTAGCTTTAAATTGTATTTATCCATGACTATTGTCCGTAGTTAGCGTCAGGGATGTTTTCAAAGCCTATTAATATTGCACCTGGTGTAGGAGCAAAGCTTAATGTAGCAGAGCCAGAATCGTTAGCTTTAGCAAAATTTAGTTGTTGTAAATAATCTCTTGTAAACGCTGTTGAATCAAAACCTTTAATCTCAAAGTATTTCTTTTTCAACGCTGTAACCATTAAACGATCAGGGAATATACAAGTATCTGTATCAGCTAAGAATGATGATTGTGTCACTCCTGTAGCACTTGTAGCCCATTGGTTACTCATGTATTCAAAACCTAAATACTCATCTGTATTCATAGCAGGCCAAATTTGGAAGTATCCACCTAAAATTCTGTAACGGATTCTAGGGCCTGTTGAAATATAGCTAGACTTTAAAAATTGCCATTGTTGCGCATCTGTAGGGCCTAACATTTCCCAGCGTTTAGACTTGTCGTAATGTGTACGATCTACTTGTCTATCCCAATCGCTAGGTAATGGGTATTTAGCTTGTGAAAAATATAGTGTAAATACACCTGTTTGTGTTGCTGCTTGTGATAATGTAAGCGAATTAGTGCCTGTAACAGTATTTACATAAGTATCTTGATTAATACCTGTACCTGTTACAATATATAAATTACTTAACCCTGTGGTTGGCTCTGCTGTTATAACATTGACAGAATCTTCCACAAGGGTACAAGTAAGTGTTGTATAAACAGTATAAAATCTATACTCTTTATCTAAGGCTTCCCAATTATGATCTCTTTGAACTTCGTACCCAACACTATTGATAAGTGAATATAACTGAATTACATCAGATGAAGTATTACCCACAACTTGCGTAGGTTGATTTAATCCCATTTCACCTGTAGCTTGTTGTACGAGCTGTAAAAGAGTTGATGCCATTAGTTAGTCCTTTTTAGGTTCTTTCGTTTCTGATTTTGCTTCAGATTTTTCAGACTTAGATTTTTCTTCTACCATCTTAGCTAAACGAGTCATTTGATCTTTAAGATCAGCAATCTCTTGCTCTCTTAATTTAAGTTCTTCTGACTGTCTTTGTGCAAAAGATGAGTCTTTAGCGTTTTCTAAGAACGCTTTAGCTTTATCTCTTAATGCTAGTGGTGACATACCTGCTGTCATACCGATAGACATAAGTTGCTGATCTGAAGCTGCTGCCACTTGTTCTACTGTGTAGAACTTAAAGTGTTTTAATTCTGTAGCTTGTGCTGCGTTAAGGATAGGCCAATCTCTTAATAATGTACCTTGTACGTTATCAGGATTGTTATTACCATCTGCCTTTTCGTTTAAATAAATTGCCCATTGTGTAGGGAATTGTGATTTATGTGAGCTATTCACAAAGGTATCAATAATACTTAGTTGATTACCTGGTATTTCAATTCTAACAAAGTCAGCCATATAACTAATTGGTCTGCCTTCTTTATTGGTTAGAAAATCGTTTTGTAGTTCTTTACTATAAAATCTTACTGCTAATGCGCCTGTTTCTGACATTTAATTCTCCAAAGTAGTTTGGTTTGTCAAGCCTACTCACCATGAATAGACTTGAGAAACCCCCCTATTGCTAGGGGAGTACTTGTTACTATACAGATGCTGCTGCGAACCAGCCAAAATCACCTGTTACCATGCCATAAGCTGGAGATAGGTATGAACCACCTGAAGCTGTTGCAAGGAATGTTGTTGCGTTTACAGTACATACTGCTGTAGATGCAGCGATAGTAGCATTTGCCTTAGCAAATACATATCTCTTACCGTCTGAACCCCAAACTTGTACACCTAATAATTGGTTTACAACTTCTTGTCCAGCCGCAATAGAAGCTGCTGTTACTACGTTTTCTAAATCAATCCCTACTAAAGGGGTTACTGAAAAAGTCATTTATATTCTCCCTTTAATTAAGCAATTAAGACACCGTTAAATTGAGCACCTGAAGTGGTAAGATTACCAGCCCAGCCGATTAATTTAACAATAGCGTCTTGGTTTACAGATTGACGTTCGCCACCGATTGGCACAAAGTTTCTGTCTTTGTGTGGGCGGAAGAAAATGTAGTCTGTGTTTAAGAAATACATATGGTTAGCAGGTTGTTGCGCACCAATACCACCACCAAGTACCACGTCAGCAGATGTACCGCCACCGTAGAATTTGAGTGAAGCGAAACCTGAACCAGCCATTTCTGGATCTGTTACACGTTGGATAGCTTGCAAGCTGTTTACATATAGATTGTAGTAGTTGTTATCTGCAACGATTAAATCAGCCTTATCAGTACCACGAACTAGCTTGATAGCTAATTGTGTCATGTAAGATTGAATGTTAGCTGCTGAAACTGCTGCACCACCGTTAGTCACGCCAGAAAACGCTTGGTTTTGCCAGAATGTCCATGTAGCACGATTGATACCACCGTAAGTACCGCTTGATGGAGCATCAGCAACTGCTGCTGCTAAACCAGTAAGGTTCTTACCACCGTTACCAGTACCGTTACCATAAAGGTCAAGGTTGATACGGTTAGATAATTGTGCTTCTGCAACTTTGATACGGCCTTCTAGCAAGTCAATGATTTGTTCTTTGCCAGCGTTTTGTAACATTTCAAGACCAGAGATAGTAACTGCTGAAGCGTATTGAGCAATGCTAAATTGAGCTGCAGAAATTGGGCTATTTGGAGAAATGTTTAATGTTTCAAAGCCAGAGTAGCTGTTTGTGTTGTTTGTTGAAGTGTCATTGTACATGATTTCTTCAAGAATTACGTTACCGCCTGAGAATGGGCGTACGTTACCTTTTGACTTCAATTTTAATAGAAGCGGATTGTTGTTAGTTACGTTGTCAGCTAATTCACCAGAACGTGATTGAATGGTGGTAGCGATAATGTCACTAACGGAAGAATTGGCAAATGCCATAGTAAAACTCCTTAGTTAGTTAGTTAAATATTTTCGGTTGAAAAAGTGTCTACAATAGACGCTAATTGATCCCGAAGATTATTGCCTTTACCACCTAGACTCACGTTCGCTGTAGGCGAGCTTGACTTAGGGGATATAGCCTTAGCTTTGACTAGGGCAAGTTTACTTTTCTGCTCTGTTTGGCTAGATTTAGTCTGTTCAGACTGAACCTTTTGCCAAATGTCATCATGTAAACGGATTGCTTTGTCATAAGCAGTTTGAAGGTCAGTTGCCATGTTGTTCTGGAGTAATCCAGCCATAGTTTCTCTCACTTCATCAAAGTAAGGTTTGTCCTTACTGAATGATTCAATTTCACCCTTTAATTGGGTTTGTTCTATTTGTTCTTGTTGCGATTGAAATTGTTGCCATTGATTCTTAATTTGGCTTAATTCCTGTGCAATCATAGAGAATTGTGGGCTTGATTGCTGTCCACCTGTTAATACTCCAAGATCCACACCGTAATCGTTTGCTAATTGTGCAAACATTTGTAATTTTTGTTCAGGGTTACCGTAAACCAAAGTCTGATGTGCAGTACCTAAATTATTAATCCATTGTGCTGGATCAATACCATTTTGTTGTAATATAGGAGCAAACTTTTCAATACTATTTAAAATAGGTTGAGCTTGATCCCATTGTGCCTTGTAAGTAGATACACCTTTAGCAAAGTCTGATTCACGTTGAGCAATATAATCCTGTAATGTAGGATCTAATTTACCCCATGATTCTTCATAGTCTTTTTTCCATGAAGATGGTCTTGGTTTAGCAGGTTTAGCTTCTGCTACGACTTCTTCTTGGACTTCACTTGGTGCTTCTTCTGTAACTTCTTTTGTACTTTTAAACTTGCCAGATTCATCTCTTGGCTTGTCTGCTTTTACTTCTACTTCTGACTCTACAACTGGTGTTTCTGATACTGTTTCAACTGTTTCTACTGCACTTTCTATTTGGTCACGCAAAGATGGCGTTTCCAGAGTAGTCTGGTTTTCCATTTAAAACTCCTAGTTAATTAATTATGCTGATAATATTGCTGCAAAGTTTCCATCACCTAAAGCGTAGAATTTGCAAGATTTACCTGCACCTACTGCTAAAGCAGCATTTGTAGAACCTGTACCAATTTTAAAGCCTACTGGTGGCCATACATTGATAGAGTTAGCTGTGTTGTTTACAATTAAAAAGCTGTCACCAGATTGTGCTGTAGCTGGTAATGTTGGGCCATTAGCTGCTGTAGAAGTTGTATATACTACAAAGTCTGTAGGTAATGATAATGAACCTTGTGCTGCGCCTGTTGCTGTTTGTGCTAGTGATACAATACCTGTGATTGCTTCAGCGTTTAGACCAGAGCTACCAGTACCCATTAAATTTACTGTTGTTGTCATTTAGTTCTCCTATTTATAACGTAGTTTTTCATATACCTGACGTGCGATTTGTTCTTTCAACCGACCACCGTCAGGATTCTGTGGTCTTGCTGAACTCTGTTCCGCCACTACTAAATTGTGACGTTTTAAATGCTCTCTATGTGCTTTACGACCTTCTATCATCTCACCTGTGACCATAGACTTGTAAGGCTGATAGTCTGTCATAATGTAATGTGAATCTACCTGCTCTGTATAGTATTCTTCAGCAGGTATAAGTTTATGAGTTTTAGGATCTTGTATATATCTAGCCATTATATTAAAAGAAGGATCGCTTCTTCATCTTCCATTTCACGTTGTGCTTCTAATCTTTCATAATGTAATTTCTCTGCAAGCATAATAATACGTTCTGCTGCAGCTACATTTTGAGATAATAGTTTTAAATCTATAGAGCTTAAAGTTAAGTTTTTAGAGTTAGAGTATTCAGATACTATCTCTTGTACTTGCTCTACTACTTTTGGTTCGCCTAATAGTTCTTCTAGCGATTCCTTAACAGTTTGCTTAAAAGATTTGTTATGTTTTTTATAACCACCTTTAGTAACAGGTGTGGTAGGTACTGGTGTAACAGATCCAATGATCTGAAACGCATTACGCTGAAAGCTATTGCTTTGAAAGCCAGAGTAATACATAGTGGCTTCTTACTTAAACGCTAGGTTTTTCAGTATCAGCAACAATACTTGGTGTATTAGGATTATTAGCCCATTGCACTTGTACAGCAGTAGCTACTTCATCTACATTCTTTGCAGCTTCTATGGCTGTAATAGCTTCTTGAGCTTGTGTTCTAATCTCTGCTCTCCATGTATTCCAATCAGCAGGTACTGTAGTAGATGTTTCAACAGCTTTTACTACCATCCAATCACTAGGCAATAGAATAGAATATGCAGTAGAGTTAATTTGGCTAACAGCAGTAGTTTTTACACTTTCTAACTCTTTAGGAGTATTTACATAAGTTAAAGTAGCTTTATCTAACTCTGTAGATACCCAGTAATATTGATCGTTTGCTGGTTGATTAGTAGCTATTACTTCTTCTAAACCAATAGCTTCTTTTTCTTCTGGAGTAGACAAATTAAGCCAATTAGATGGATATTCTACGCCATCAATGGTAAATTGATTACCTGCATAAACATATTGTCCGTCTGTTGTTGAGTACCACATAGTTTTTCCTTTGTTATCTTGCTAAAGCGTTTTTAAATGGGTTTTCTGCAAATGCCATGTAGATGTATGTTTGAGCTGCATTAATACCTGCTGATCCTCTTATTTTAAATCCATTAGATAATATATCTAAAACTGCTGTAGTTGCAGTAGCTTCTGCATTAGATAAATCAGCAAATAAAACTAAATTAGTTAAATTAGCTGTATTTCTAGAAGTATCATACATATACCAATCATCTGTTGTTGTTGTAACTTTAATCATAATAAATTTAGGTCTAAAACCTAAATAAACAAATGGCCCATCACTAGAACTATTACCTGTGTAAGAACCAAAGCGACTAAACCCTGCTATTTCTGCCCAACAATATCCTACATAATTATAAGATGAACTATTAAAATCAGCATTTCCTGTTCCAATACTAAATACAGTTGAAGTAGGACTTGTGTTGTTCCAATATGCAGCACTAGATGTAGTTGCTAAAGTAAGGTTTAAATATAAAGCACTTGTATTACCTAAACTTGCATGATAAACACCCCAATTACCACCATTATAATTTCTACCTTTAATAATAATCATTCTTGGTGCAACACCAAGACCATGACCTATTGTTCCAGCACTTGAAGTTCCTGCCCAAGTCACCACACTAAACCCAGCAGTTGCATTTACAGATACAGTAGATGTAATAGAGCCTGAAGTGTTAGATGATGTTGAACCTTGTCCAGCTTGCCATAACCAATTGACATAAGAATCATTTAATTTATTTGTATATGAAGTTGCTTGAGTTCCTTTAACTACAGCATATGAAGTTCCACTTAAGCTATCAGGATAACCAAATCCACCCCATCCAGCAGTTGTTGTAATTTCAGCTGTTGTTGCATTGCTAAATAATGCTCTTACAGGTGAAGTTCCACCTCTAACTGTATCTATCAATACATTATCATTTGCAGTTGTTCTATTTTTTGACCAAACAAAATCTGCAACAATTGGAAATGTAATTGTTCTAGTAGAGTTGCCATCACCTGTGTATATATAAGCATCCATTACAGTATTACCTTTTTTGATAGTGCTATCAGGTAGGTTATATGTGTTTAGTCTGTTAAAGCCTGTAGGTGGTGTGTATGAGAATGGTCTTTGACCAAAGTTTACAATACAATTACCTGTATCAAAACTTATTGCCGGTGAAATATTACCTGTAATGCCTGTATATGCTGCTACTGCATTTGCCCATGTTTGGTTAGTAGAGCCACTACCATTAGCCCAAGAACCACCAGCTCCTACAAATAATGAACCTGTATCTGCATCATAAGCAATAGTAACAACTGTATTTTGTGATGGAACAGCCATATACGGTGAATTTGCACCATTATTAAATTTTCTACCTGAAAATGTATAAACAGAATAACCTGTAGACAAATCACCAACAGAAGAATTTAAATTTGCTAATGACTCTTGATTTGCAATCACTCCTACCATCATAAAATTAAATGTTTGAGTAGGAACTACAGCTTCCCAATAATATTTACCTGTTGATGGTATATTCATTGTTCCAATAATAGAGCCAGCATTACCTGTGCAAGTAAACCTTAAATTAGCTTCTGATACATTTGCAGTTGAGCCAGAACCAGCACCAAATCTTAAGGGATTTAGAACACAATAATTAGCCGTAGTCGCACTTGTATTAGTAGGGACATCAGTCATAGCATCATAAGTGACACCTGCTGTTACAGATATATTATTAGTATTCCAAAAGTTTCCGTTGCCTGAAAAGTCACGACCTAAACCTGTGTTAGAACCTGATGTAAGGGCTATGTCAGTAAAGTTTAGGTAAAATCCGTTAGTTCCGTATGTGCCTGTGTATCTAGCTGGTTGCCATACGCCTGTAGTAGCGTTAAATGATCCAAATGATGATGGTGTTAGAGCTTGTCCGTCAATGAAGTTAATTTCATCCATGTAGCCATCAAAATCAGGTGATGCTCTACTTCCAATTCTGTGTGCGTTTGTTGAATTTGTCCAACAATCGTAATTTTGTGATGGATAGGTTGATGTGCCAAACGCAGTTACTTGTGATCCGTTTACATATAATTTAATTCTGTTTGATGCAGTTGCTTGAGTTGTATCCACAGCAACAATGATGTGATACCAAGCAGATGGATCACGAAATAATTGGGTTGTAATTAAACGATATTGTGTAGATCCGCTAACCTCAGACGCAATTTCTAATGTATCTCCAGCAGGAAATGAAATTGTTTCAAGGTTATTGTTATTAACACCAAATGAAGTTCCAGCAGAAAATATACCGTTTTGTGCGCTAAGTTGCCCACGTTTAACCCATCCACTCCAAGTCCATATTCTTCTATTTCCAGCACTTCCAGGTGTTCTACTTAAAAAAGCACTAGCACTACTTCTAAATCTTAAAGAATTAGTTAAGTTATATCCTGTGCTTGCTGCACCTGATTTAGACGCACTAAACATTAATAGTTTTGTCCGAAGATAGAACCATAAGTGTTAGTTCCGTCTTGATAAAAGTTAAATATATCAATCTTACCTGTGGCTGATGTAGGTGTTGGCGTTGTGCTACCTGCCCATCTTAATGTAGAGCCACCAGCCCATGTAATAGCGTCTGCTGCTGCGTAACTTACGATTACAGTAAATGATTTACCTGCTACACTTGCTGGTAATGTGATTGTAGTAGAGCCAGATGTTGTAATTCTTTGTATAGTACCATTGGATAACGCTATTGTTGTGCTACCTGTTGCTGTAAATAGTGTTTCTGTGTAATTTGTAATGGTTGGGTTAGTTAGCGTAGCTGTTGTGATGCTAGGGCTTGTAGAAAATACAATGTTTGTAGATGTAGTTCCTGTAGCACCTGTGGCTGTGTAACCTGTAATGTTATTAAATGCAGTAATACTTGCAGATGTAGCATTTGTACCACCATTTGCAACTGGCAATGTACCAGAAACATGAGTAGTAAGACCAATTTTACCCCATGCAGGATCAGCACCCACACCACCTGAAAGTAAAGCATTACCTGTTGCTACATCAGCTAATTTACCTAATGTGTTTGTAGCTGAAGCATAAACAATATCGCCTTGCGTATAAGTAGTTAATCCTGTACCACCGTTAGCGACTGGTAATGTACCTGTAATACCTGTAGAAAGTGGTAAGCCTGTACAATTTGTTAATGTACCAGAAGCAGGTGTTTGTAGTATGAGAGCATCAGCAGTTTGCAGTTCTTCTATTGAAGTTCCTGAAAGTACTAATGGGTAAAAATTTGACATATTTCTTCCTTGTTAAGATACCGCTACATTAATTGTAGAACCACCGTTAGTTAATATTGGTAACACACCATTTGCTACTGGAACGTCAGCAGTAGATGTTCCACTATGTAATAATACTATCAATTTACTTGGTAGTGTAGACCATGATGTATTTGTGCCATCAGTTTTTAAGAACTTACCAGTATTAGATGTTTGTGATGGTGCTAAAGCATTAAATGCTGTTGTTGCTGTAGTTTGTCCTGTACCACCACTACCAATTCCTAATGTACCTGCTAAAGTAACTACGCCTGTAGATGCTGTAGAAGGTGTAAGTCCGCTTAATGATGTTTGGAATGATGTAACACCACCAGAGCTAGTTGCTGATAATGTACCAGCAGAGAATGTTAATCCTGTGCCTACTGTAACATTACTAAATCCACCAGAACCGTTACCATATAAAATAGATGTTCCGCTAGTAGCTGGAGCTTTGCTATTAAATGTATTCCAGTCTGTGGATGTTAAATAACCATCAACTGTAGTAGATGCTGCAGCCATACTTATAGCTGGAGTAGTACCGCCTGACGATACTACTGGAGCTGTACCTGTTACGCTTGTAACTGTACCTACTGATACTGTACCACCAAGACTAATTGCAGAGCCATTAATAGTAATAGAAGAATTAGTTAAACTTGCATTACCAATATTACTTAAAGTATTCGTAGATCCTGAAATAGATTTATTAGTAAGCGTATCAGTAGTATTTCTACCTACTAAAGTTGTTGTAGCATCCGGTAAAGTGACTACTCTACCTGCTGTAGATACTGCATCTAATAAAGTAGTAGTACCTGCAGCACTACCTGAGCTTCTAAAACGAATACCTTTGTTAAAGTCTGTACCATCACTAATTGTAACTAATCCTGATCCTTTTGGCTGGATATGTAATCCAATATTAGTACTAGAACCTTCAGAAGATATATGTAACGGTACACCGACACCTATTCCGTTCTTAATTCCTACATAATCAGTAGCAGAAGCAGTTGATAACAGCCCTAATACTTCATTACCATTTGCATCTAATATTTCATTTATAACAGGAGATGTAAGAATTTTGTTTGTTAGTGTTTGTGATCCTGTTAGCGTAACTACTGTGCTATCAATAGCAATAGTGCCAGATGATGTAATTGTGCCACCTGATAAACCTGTACCAGCAGTAATGCTTGTGACTGTGCCATTACCTTTACTGTTAAATGTAGTCCAGTCAGTAGATGTTAAGTATCCGTTTACAGAACCTGTGGCTGCTGCCATAGATATAACTGGCGTAGTTGTACCTGTGGCTACTGATACTGGAGCTGTACCTGTAACAGAAGTAACTGTACCTGTACCGCCTGCTGCTATCCATGATGTGTTTGTACCATCTGTGCTTAATACTTTACCTGCTTGACTTGATTGGCTAGGTAATAAAGCATTGATAGCTGCGTTAGCTGTTGTTTGACCAGTACCACCGTTAACAATAGGAACTGTACCTGATATTGTATGATCGTTATTCCAATCAGATGGTAATACAATGTCGGCTAATAATGTGCCAGGTGGAAAGTTACCTAATGCAATCTGTGCATCTAAATCGGTCTGTGTCCAGTCCGCTATGGTATCCGTCTTGGCATGTTTAATGGTTATTGCCATTATTTAACCCCTATAATCTTACCATTCGCATCACGAATAATTGTCTTAGGTCTAGTCATTTGTTCAACAAGTGCTTTATGTGCCATTTCTTGTTTCATAGCTAATTCTTGGTTGTGTGCGTAGTTAGCGTTAATCAATTCTGTTACGTTTTGATTTACTGCACTCAATACACCTTGAATTTCGTCTGTAAGATGTAAGTTACCTTCATGGTCAATGTCTACTAACGGATCAGCTAATGGATTTGCTTGCATGTATTGTTGTTTAAGTTTTGTTTTAGACTCTAATTCTGCTACAAGTATCTTAGTTTCGTTATCTAGCTTAGTTTTCCATGCGTCAAACTCTAATCTTTGTTTTTCTAGGGCTTGATCTAGCTCTGCTTTGTGCTGACGTTCTCTCATGTCATTTTCAGCTTGAGCTTGTTGTTTTTGAGCTTCTAATTGTATCTCTTGTGCCTTCATTTGTGTAGCATTTTGTAGCTCAGCTTGTCTAGCTTGTGCTTCCATTTCAATCTTCATCATTTCTGGATCAGGCTTAGGTTGTTTAGGCTGTTTAGATTGTTCTTTAATAGCATCTGCCACGTTATCAAACTCCCCTTCTAATACTCTGCCTACTCTATAACCTGTAACACCAAATTTTAATAGATCCATGATAAGTGGTACTGCTTCTTGTGGCATAGCTTGAGCAGCTTGTACAGCTTTTTCTAAATATGTACCGACAGCACCTAAGAACTCTACACGATCTTGTTTTTCTTGTTGCTCATCTTGATAAAGCATAGAGTCTGTAGCAACTTCTATACGGAATGTACGCATAGGATTGTCTTTAAGCATAGCAATAGCTTGTGGTACTAACGCTTGATCTGATGGTGATAACTGTTCAACACCACCAATCTTGATTAATGTTTCTGGTTGAAATTGACCACAGATAATTTGTGCTTTAATCTTAAGAATACGAGAAGCATAGCAAGCTACAGCGTCTTGATATTCTTTTAAGCGTAGTGATGCAAATTGGCTTTTGATTTGAGCTGATGTGGCTGTTTCAATGACATTGGATTGACCACGAATGATGTCACTAATACCTGTAATATCATAGATTTCTTGTTTAAGCTGTGCCATAGCTTCATAAGCATTTTTAAGAGCCATAGCAATAGGTGTAATATCTACTACATCAATCGCACCTTTTAGGCCTTGCTTCTCAGCAAATGCTTGCCAGTTCTTTACAGGTATAAGTGTATTGTTTTCACCCTCTGTAAATAGGCGTTGTAATGTTGGTTCTGATGCGTCATATACACCACGAACTTTTAATGCGTCTATAAGCCCAGAAATGCGTGTAGCGAGTACGTCTAAAGCATTAGCTTGGTCTTGATATAATGTGAAATCTGGAATTGGTACTAATGATTCGTTAGTAATTGTTGAATATAATGGTTTAGGGCATGGGAAAAATTCTTCTAGCTGTAAAGGATCATCTCTTTCATCTAAGATTTCATTAAGTGACTTAGAAATCCATAAAACCTTTTTAGTTTCACGATCCCATAGCTCAATAATTAAGCCTTTTTTACCAATACCATCTGAATCTTTGTATTTTTGGTCATCAGGTGATGAATCTAATGGTACTTTGTTACCTAATTCTTCACCAAATCTGTCTATTAGAGCCTTGCGTGTCATGTAGACTTTACGCCATACTCTGTTTACTTCATCCCATGTTCTAGCTGGCTCATGTCCAAAGTCTTTCCAATGTACATAGTCTACTGGTGATGATTCTGTGTCTAAGTATTCTGCTGATTCTTCTGATTCTTCGTTTTGCTCAGATACACCATAATCTTGTAATTCAATTTTAGGCTCATAACGAACCCATGCTGATCCACGACCACCTAAGAATCTATCGTATACAGACGCTTCTAAGCAATGTTTTAAGTCTTCATAGTGAGTAATCTCAAAATCCATAGCTCTTTCTAAGATCATGGATGCTACTCTACCTATTGGATCGTTGTCTTTAAATCTGCGTGACACATCCGGTTTAGGCATGCGTGAGAATGTAGCTGCTTTTAATGTCTGTACGTTAGCCCATAGCATGTTATAGCGTGATTGCATGGAATTAACTTGACGTTCATCCCTGTATCTACGCAATATCTTATCTGTGCGGCCTGACCATTTGGCAAACTCTTTGTCATACTGCGTAACAGTATTGAGATATAACTCTACTTTAGTCATGCTTATGCAAATACCACAGTAGCACTAAGAGTACCACCTACAACAATGTAGATGCCAGCAGTTGTACCTACAGGCATTGGATACCAAGTGCCGGCTGATACTGATACTGTGTCAATTACTTTAGCTGTTGTTGTATTAGTTGCACTATCATAAACTGTAATTGTGCCAGATGATGATGATGAAACAAATATGCCTAGTAAACTAGCACCGAAAGGTGATACGTTACCTGTTGCTGATATAAGTTTATAACCACCTACGTTTTGATTTGTTCCTGCCATTTTAGATCCTTCCACCTTGTGTTTTAGGGACTGATTCCCATAATTCGTTTAATGTTACTTCTGTTTGACCTACATGAATACCTCTAGGCTTGTCATCTTTCTTCTCAGGCTTAGCTTCTTCTTGCCAACATACAGCTAAGTATCTAAATGCGTCAGCAGCATGAGATGTCCAATCGTGTTTAGGTTTGTCTTTGAATATCTTGCGATCCTCATCCCATTCACGTTGATATTGCTTTAGAGCTTCTAATCCGTCTAAGCAATTCTCTTTATCTATCCATACTCTTGGGAACATTAACCTTGCAGCCTGTATACCATCCATCATAGATAGATTGGTAGTAATACCCATGTTCTTCCATTCAAAGTGCGTAGCTAATTGCTCTACGATAGATTTACCACCAGATGCTAGCGTCTTAGCTTTAGCGTCATGTGGTAGATAATGTCTGCCAAACTTATAGGGTTTGGTAAGCACTTGCGCAGCATAGTGAGCTATTTCTTTACCACTTGAAGCATAATAGTCAATGACATGGACTTCACCATGAATGACCTGATAGAACCATATAGCAGTATCATCACTATAACCTAGATCCCATACTGTGTGTACAGGCATTTCTTTGTCATAAGGAACTTCTGTGATACGGCCTTCTTGCTCTGCCATATATAACTCTCTACCCCATATTGCACCAGGTATAGCAGCGTCAAAATCACATTCCATCTCTTGTCGCCATGCGTCTTCCGTCATCTCATCCTTTAGAGATTGATACTCGCTTGGCAGAAGTATATTACTTTCTGATGCTGTGATCTTGAGTGCCAGCCATTCGCTACTGGTGGTAGCTCTGTTATACACTTCCCAGAATTGATTGCGACCTTTAGGTGTGCCAATAATAATAGCTTTACCTTGTCTATCGGCTAACGCTGGGCGTATAACATAATTCCATACTGACGGTTTCCAGTCACCATACTCGTCAGCTATGATGCAATCAAAGAACAGACCTCGTAATGTGTCTGCATTATCTGCACCAAATAATTGTATTCTTGCACCGTTAGCAAAGTCTATTCGCATTTCAGACTCGTTAATTGTTGTGCCTTGTATAACTCTTGTAAAGTATTTAAAGTAATCCCATGCAACTGATTTAGCCTGACGATAGAATGGAGCTATGTAAGCACCTCTAAAATCAGACCTATGTGTAGTCATAGCATCTCGTATAAGATGATTAACACACGCTACAGTTTTACCAGCTCTACGGTGAGCTACTACCACCATCCATCTTTTATCACTATCGTGTAATGGATAAAACGCTTCTCTAGGTGTGTAGGGTATTACTACTTCTTCCATGTGTAAGTGACTTCACCACTATGTTCAGTTTTTTGATCTACTTGCTGTGTAGCTTTACCTTCTAATCTATCGCCTAACTCTTTTAAAGCTGTAATATCACCTGCTAATGCTTTTTCTACTAGAGCATGAGCTAATAAGTCTAGGTTTTGTCCTTGAACTATAGCTTTGCGTAATGCGTCACTCCATACTTTAGGCTTTACAGCGTTAGTATTACCTACTGGCGCACCCCTTTTGTTTTGGGTATTTTCAATTCCTAAGTCTTTGTTTTCATTCATCACTCATAATTGGGGTAGCCCAATTCCTCGTTATTGTTTCAATAAATCTGATAGTTTTTTACTTTTGTCTAATATTTTTACTTCGTTTGGATCAAATACTACAAAATTTCTTGTTCCACCAGCTTCTCTACTCATAGCATCTAAATATTTAATGCCTGGTATTCCAGCTTTGTTTAATGCTTCACTAGCTTTTTTTGGAGAACCTAATTCTTGAGATAAAGTTTCATAAAAAGAACTTGCTGGAAGATCGCTATTTTTTAAATCAGATGTTACTTTACTTAAAGTATCACGTTGAGATGGTGGAATATAATCCACATAATCTAGTAATGAAAAATTTTGTTCTTTTAATGGTTTATCCCAATCTAACATTTTAGGTAGATATTCATCAGGTATATCTACTTTATAAATATTTCCTGTTAGTTCTTTACCTGATTTTAATACATCAATAGCATCCTGAGAATGTTTTTTTGCTGTAGCAGTTAAATTTGGTGTTATTCCACTTTCTAATGCAGAAATAGCATTTTCAGGGGTTTTATACATCTTTAAATATTCTTGAGCAGTTGATTCAGGGCCTTGAACTATCTTTTGATAAACCTCTGCAACTTTTGGATTTTCTGCAAAATACATCCCATGACCAAATGCTTGTGCGCCTTCACCAGTTCCTAATTTATCAAGTATAAATTTATCAAATAAATGTGGGCTACCATGATAAGCTGTATGACCTAATAACATAGGTGCTAACTTTGATCCTACTGTTGTAGAAGCGTTTAATCCACCATAAGGATCTTTAACCATTCCTTCAAACGCATTTGCTGCTGATTTCTTAGCACCCTCTGTGTCACCACGCATTAAGTTTGCCATTGGGGTGTCACTTGCCTTGTATTGTTCTACAAGGTTAGCTAGTGTATCCCTTAGGCTTGCCATGATTGTACTTAATACTTTAGAGCTTTAGCTAATTTTTTAGGATCAGCTTGTGAGTTTTTAAAGTCTTGTTTTGATGGCGCACCCTTGCTTCCAGGCTCACGCATACGTTCACCTGATCCAGCTTCTATTCTTTTGCGTTTAGCATGAATATTAGCCCATAGTCCAGGTTTGCTATCTGTCATTTTATAGCCTTACTTTAAGTTTTCTAGTTTGTAAATAGTGCTTAAAAATACTGCTACGATTTCGTCTATCTTGTTTTGTATAGCTGTGTCTTGTTTGCTATATGCTTTATAGCGATTAGATTCTACATATTGTAGTTTGTCTGCGATACAGTATAGAGCTTCTTTGTATGATTTCTTTTCTGTAAGAATAGGTATGTCTAGTAAGCCATGTGCGCCTTGTGTCATTTCTGCTAGATCATCTATTAAGTCTAGTAAATCTTCGTAGAAATTACCTAAAGCTTTGTGCTGTGAGTAGCTTTTAGTAGATAAGTGGTATCTATGTGCTAGTTCTCTAGTTAAGAATAGTGTGGCGATAAATTCATTCATGTTAGGATACCTGAGTTGATTGTGGCATTGATCTTGCTAGTCCTACACCAAATCTGTTTTGGCCTTGAGTTTGTTGTATGCTCATAGGGCCTTGTGGTGTTTGATTCATGTTAGGTATAGGTGGTTGCATGTTAAATGATACGTTTGATTGTGGCATCTGTGTGCTACTCATTTGTGGAGTAGGGTTACCATATTGGTTCGGTGATAACATTTTAGGCTGTTTTGGCATGTTTTGCAAAGCCTGTCCTAACATCACATTGCGTGGCTGTGGTGTAGTTTGTGGTGTTATCATTGTTTGAAAGTTATTTTCTGGTGAACCAATCATATTATTTTCTCATTAGTGCTTTAGCAAGTTTATGTGGGTTTTTCTTTATGCCTTCTGATGCTAGTTTTGCAGCAGTAGCCTGTGGTATGCCAACTTTTTTAGCAATCTCTGGATTATGTTCCGCAGCTCTAAATAATTTATTTTGTTTGGCTGTGTAAGGCATCTTGGTCTTTCTGGAGTAATTTGGGTATATCTGTAGACTTCTTGGTAGTATCACCATCTCTAATACATTCAGGGCAAGTGGGGTAGCCTGTGTAGTCGTACACATCTCCGCAACTTTCACATACAGCAATTTTAATTTTAATGCTCCGAATAATAGATATAAAAAAAGCCCACGTTTTAAGTGAGCTTATGGAACATATAGATACAATTATCCCACAACTGCGATTATATCAAAATTCACCATGCTTGTGTATTTTATTTTAGGCATTTATACGTCTGCCACCAATAGTTATAAGGTTATCCATAGCCAACTCTAATTTAAACTCGTATGCAAAAGGTTTTCTAGTTTTAAGAAACCTACAATAAATAGCGTCTTGCTGTTCTTTAGGTAAACTATGTATGATTGAGTCTATTGTGTGTACATTCTTTAAGTCTTGTGCTGATACCATATCCTCAAACGCATCTGCTGTAGATTCACCGCCTGAACTAAAGCCAACTGCACTTTTAGGGTATCCCAGTTTATGGCTATCATGAGATTTCATATACAATGCCCAGTCCTCACATATACATAATAAACGATCCATGCTAAGCATTTTTAACATGTTCCTCTACAAGCCTAGCAAACCGTATCATACGTTCTACAGTAATTGGTTCGTATCCTGTAGGAAATACTTTTTTATATATAACAATAATATCTTCTTGTGTCATGTTCCTATTTTAACTCCGTCACCACCAAGTGTTGTATGTCCAAATGATTCGTTTTCTGTATTAAATCTTAAATTATGTTTAGCGTCTTTTTCGTTATATATTTGTGATCCTTTAATTTGATCTTCCGTAAAGTTTACCTTGTGACCAAATATGTCTTGTAATAAAGGTGGTTTAGGTTTGTAGTAATACGCAACATCATTTACTTTATGTGATGAAAGATGTTCTTCGTTTCTAAGCCTAAACATTACCCATTTAATTCTGTTGTAATGTACATCTAATTTCTTAGACATTTCTTGGCAAGTCATTTTATCTTCACCTATTGCTTCCATGACTGCATCTTTGTATTGATGGTAATACTGTTCTGATTGAAATTTCAACTAACATCCTTAACTTTACAATGCCATTTCTTTTTATCGTCTTGATGCCATCCATGTACATGAATAGTCCAGCCAGCTTCACGAACTGCACCTACATAATCGTTATTGCCAATTTTAGTTATTCTCGCTGACATATTTGTGGCGGTGGTGGTCTGAACAGCTAAAACTTCTTTACCTTTTAAAGCTAGTATATCTATAAAACCAAATAAATCTTGGCGTATTTTAGCAAAATAATTGTAGTGTTCTACTATTGCAACAGTATATCCTTCTTCTCTTAACTTCTTAAGACTTAACTGCGTTGGGCTAGTTGCCATTAATTAAACCAATCTATAGTTGTTGAGCCTTGATAACCTTTTTCCCATACAAACCAAGCATAAGAAACTGCTGAACCTTTTTGTTTATGAAATTCACCATTGATTGCACATATTAATCTGCTACTACTTACATAAATAATTTTAGGTGGATTTTCTTTAAATATTTTTTTACGTGCTTTACCCTCTAAATATCTTATTGGCAAAAATAATGATAACTTTTTACCATGTTGCATAATAGATAATGCCTTTACTATAAAATCATTAGCATATTTGTATGGTGGATTGGTAATAATGTTCATATCTGTTTGTTGATTATTTTTTATAGACAAAAAGTCTTTTACTTCCCCATAACCCCTATCAACTAAATCAGAACTATATACGTCATATCCAAGTCTTTTCATTTCTTCAGAAAGGCTGCCTTCTCCACAAGCACATTCCCAAATTTTACCTTCAAACTTTTCTACTTCAAGAAATAATTTAACAGCTTTAGGTTCTGTAGCATAGTAATCATTTTTTTCTCTTTCATAACTAGCGTGACTACTTGCCCCTAATGTTTTAGCGTAAGCTACACTATTGCCTGTCCAGTCTTTATTTGACATTATTAAATTGTTCTCCATTAGGTTTAGATATGCCATCCGTAAAACGTTTTTCTACATCACCTGTAGACTTGTTTAATTCGTATTCATATTCTTTAATCTTTGCGTATTGTTCATCTGTAAGTTGGCCATCATCAGGTTCGTAATGCAATCCTTCATTACCATTTTGACCTATGGTATCAATACGAGATAACTGCTCATGTGTTTCTTTGTGTGCTTTTAAATGACTACGAAATATAAGATCAAAGTTTTCTTCAAACTGTTTACTATTCATGCGTGATTGCAATACATCACCTGTTATATCGTTTTTAGATGCCATAATTACTCCTCTTTACAAACACTAGCTACATAATTACAAGCTGCTTCAAAAGCTACAAATACTATTGCAAAAGGTAAAAAGCATATACCAATAAATCCCACTAAATATTTCATTTTACCCCTATATAATCGTTAGTGAATAGCCAACCTATAGTTTTTCTGTGCGCTTCTTCCCATGCTGCTATTCTATCATGTTTATCTAAACTTTTGTCATTATCTATTATGTGGTGGCATTGGTGGCATAAAAAAGCTATACGGTGGTCATGTGCTTTTATACCTGTCCCTTTACCATCTCTTAACTGATTACTATGTGCAGCTACAATAGTGCCATCTAAAATAGAACACATCATACATGGTGAATATTCTGCTAATTTTAATAATTTAGGGTTTCTATAGTTCATAAATCCCAACCCCATCCCATAGTTTGCGCCCAAATTTCTATTTGGTGTTGATATTCTGACATTTCAGTTGTAGTTAGTTTAGTGGTAGACTTAACAATCTCTACTGGCATACCAGCAATTTCAGTTTGATAACGTAAGAATTTATATCCCATGAGTTCGTGTATTTTATCTTTCTCAATCCCTAAATGATTACCTATGCTTGTATACAATTCCCACAGGCGTAAATTTTGTTCCAAACTGCGATTAGATTTATCTGTAACTGTAACGTACCAACGTTTAGACCAATCAAGAGTCTTTAGTTTCTCTACGAAGGCGTTTAGATTTGCTTGATTCAAACTCCATTTTAACATGATCGTATCCTTTGCTTTTAAATGTTCTGCCATCATCCATGACAGCTCTATATACAGATTTGGGAAATCCTTCTAACATAATTTTAATAAACTTATTGCCAGAATTTTCTTCACTCATGGACTCTCCTTGTAACGTAATCCTTTAGGATCAAACCAGAAATTAAAGCTACCTTCCCATTGTGCATTGCGCTGCTTTTGAACAAATACTTTTGCATCTGGAATGATTTTAAGTTCTTCTTCAGGGGTTTTGTTTTCTTCAACTAATTTCTCTTTCGCACGATTACGCCATACACATATGATATTATCGCATAGATTGCGTATGTGACTAGAACCCATAATATCAGTCGCATCAGGTATTTCAGTTTCATCTTTCATTTTCCTTGTATGTGCTACTAAAAATACATGTATGTCAAGATCACGACATATCACAGCTAAAGAATTACAAAAGGCTTTTTGCCTATCTAAACTTTCTTCGGTTACATCTTGGAGCTTCATTAAACTATCAATCACCACTACTGATACACCAAGAATGTGTTTAGAATAATAAAGCGTTGCAAACATATCCTGTGATGTGGTCGTTCCTGTCTGATCGTATATCCAAAGTTTTTCTGCAGCTCTTTCACAAAACTTTCGTATGTAATCATCTGTAGGTTCTTGTGATCCTAATGCTTGTGCAATCATTCTTGATAAAGTTAATACTGGTCGCATTTCAAGGCTGGCTACCAAACATTTACCTTGCTGCTTCATCATAGACAAAATTACTTGTGATAACCACATAGATTTACCATGACCAGATGGCCCAGTAATCACAGTAAACTCTGCATGACGGACTCTAAACTTATCTTCAGTTTTTATCCATCCTAATGACTTCCCTGAATGTATTTCTTCGTTAAAGTATTTAACAACATCTTCTGTAAAGACCGAAGTGTCTTTTACCTTAAACTCGGATTGTGCATATCCACCATTGTAAAACTCTTTAACTGCTTCTTGAGTTACTGTGAGCTTGTCAATGACTTCGCCTAAATTCATATGCCACCTTCCCAAACTTTACGCACATTTTCTAAAGAACCATCTTCCCATCTTTCCTGGTTCAATAGCACAATAGGCGCACATACAAATCCTTCTTTCCATTGTCTAGTTTGTTTCATCATTTTGACATAGCCTATCACCTTATCAGCAATTAGGTCAAGGTCTTTTGCTTTCCACTTTTCCAAACAACCTTTTTTATTTTGTTTTCTGATACTCGGATACTCATTCCAAAATTCATCAAACCTACGAAAGGTTTTTATTATCTTATCTTCTCTTATCTTATCTGCTATAGCATTTGTATAGACTTTATCTAGACTTTCTCCTGTAACCAGCCAAGAATCAAGTTCTTTCAACATTTTTTCTACAAAATCTATAGGCTTTCTTAATCTAAATGCAATCTCTGAAATTTGTGGTAAATTGCCTTGTGATTCACTAGCTAAACACCAAAGTTTAAATAATGTGACTTGCTTAACATCATCCATCATCATAAAATCAGCGTCATTTAGCAGATCTCGGCCATAACACTTAAACCATTTCATATCTGATTTATGCTTGTAATGATTGTATTTATCCCAGTTCTTAATTCTCATACATTCTCCTAAAATAAACATTCTTCGTATAATTCTGTGATTGGCACAGATTTTGCTTTAGGTATAACTTGCAACTTACAATTAGGCCTATTCTCTAGAAACCACTTAGCAGAAGCCCTATTACTAAAGGCTCTTAGCGGTTTTCCGTCAAATTCATCTAATATAATAAATCGCAAAATATCCATGTGAAAAACATTACCATATGTAAATTCTAGAAGCAAACTATTTTTTTTATATAAATTACTTGACATGTTTCAAAATAGGTCTAACATGGGTATTACTTCAACAACCCTTAGGAGTAAAGCATGAAAATTAAAACAATGATAGTAACAGCAATAGCGTTCTGGTGTTATGTAGCATTATGCCTATATGTTATGGGCAAGTTAGCAGGAGCAATATAATGGAAAGACATTTAGATCCTGATGCGTACTTAGACGATATGGAACGTCTTGAACAGCAAGAACAGTTAGCTGAACATTTATTAGATCAACAGGAGAAACATGATGACTAAATTTATTGTTTGCTTTATGATCGTGTTTGTAGCATACTTTGCCTGGAGAATTATATGTTAAAGCCTGTATCAGAAATATTAAAACAGTTACAATTAATCAACCAAGATTTAAAAGAACATAACGATAGGATGGATGCTAAATATGGATCAACTGATGTTTTATCAACAAGTGATGCAAGAACTGGAGATGCTAGAATCTGCTGTGGAAAATGCAAAGGAGAATGTGAATGAGTAACGGTATCGTAAATATTCGTGGCAAGGAATACAAAACAGTTGCCCTTAGAGTTAATGAATTTAGGGAATCAACAATTTACAAAGGCTGGTCAATTATGACTGAAATTGTAAAACTTGATGATGACCAATGTGTAATTAAAACTCAGATTGTAAACCCTGAAAGCAAGATTGTAGCTACAGGCCATGCACAAGAGTTTAGAAAGGCTAGTCAGATTAATGGTACATCTTATGTGGAAAATTGTGAAACTTCTTCTATCGGTAGGGCTTTGGCTTGTCTTGGTCTTGCTGGTAGTGAGTTTGCTTCAGCTAATGAAGTTGTTAATGCTATTCACCAACAAAGTAATCCAGTTAAAGAAGTGGTTACTGAAGCTCAATTAACAGTTGCTAAAAACAAACTTTTAGAAGCTAACAAAACAGGTAAACTTAAAGAAGCGTTTTTTAGTTTAACACCAGCTATTCAAGAAGAATTGCGTGAATATGCTAATGAGCTTAAAAAGTCTGCATGAGTCACTTAACTGACAATCGTAGGCATAACATAGTAACAGCATCTAATGCTTGGGCTTCTGTCAATGAAAGACAAAAGCTCTGGCGGCAGATGACTATGCGTGAACCACCATTTGAAGGTAATGAAGCTACTGCATGGGGTAACTTACATGAGAAAGATGCTTTGTCAGCTTTTGAAAGAGAAATGGGCGAGATATGTAAGCCTGGTAATAAACTTATAGTGCATGATACTTTGCCTATGGGTGCAAGTCCTGATGCTTATTTATTAGGGGATACTGTAGAGCTAAAATGCCCTTTCAGTATGGAATTCTACCCTACTATACCTGAACGCTATTATTGGCAAGTACAGATGCAAATACATTGTAATAAAGCTGAGCAGGGATGGTTTAGTGTGTGGACACCAAATGGCATTACAGTTGAGCTAATTAAGAAAGATGATAAATGGCTTGACTGGTATACACCTTTACTGCTAGAATTCATGGAGTTTGTAGAAACAGATGTAGAACCAACAAGATGGAAACGTAAACCAATTTATATTAAGGAGTAATGTATGGCTGAAGGATTTATACCAAAACCAGGAATTGCGTATTTAAGACCTAACACAAGAAAGACTGAAGATTGGATGGCCGATTATCAAGGCACTTTAATTACACCAGAAGATATACAACCTAACACAGCTTATTACATTAATATTACTGATAGGCCTGAAAAAGGTGATTTGAAATTTAGTCTTGGTAAACAAGCTATCCCAAGAACACAACCCACACAAGAATCTGCTAAGGGTGCAGATGTTGAAGATGACGGAGATGTTCCTTTCTAGGAGCATCCCCATCATTTATAACTAATTACTTGTTCATGACGTACATTGTAACTTCAAAGCCAAAACGCATTTCTGTAGCTGCTGGTTTAGTCCACATAGTAGATCTCCTTTCTTTTAGATTTATATGTGAATTATACGCTTATACAGGTTTTGGGGTAACAGTAAAATCATTAAAAGCTATAGTGTAATATATGGATATACACCATTTAGAATTAGACGTTTCGTGTTATGCTACTGCTGTTTACCATGAAGTTAATACAAGATCATTAGAGGAGAAGCTAGGTGTCATTAATGTCATTCGTAATAGGGTTAAATCTGGTCGCTGGGGTTCTAGTGTATGCGGTGTTATTAATGCTTCTGGGCAATTTATTGGCATTTCAGACAAAAGCCATAAGAAAATTGATAAAAAGACATATCTTGAAACGCAATTACTGGTGCTTGATGCAATTGTATTTAATAAATACGCTAACCCAGTTGCAAATGCTTTATACTTCCATGATGACAGTATTAGTCCAAAACATTCGTGGTTTGGTCATAAAAAAATTACACACATAGGAAGGATGGTATTTTACTAATGAAAACTCCACTAGCTTACCTTTACGAAGAATATGACGTTAAGTCAGGTGATCTTAAAAAATCTTACCTATGGTCATTTCATCCCAATCAGTTGTCATATTTAAATGATCTAAAAAATACAACTCACCACATAAAGATTACACCTTTGTATGCAGGTGATGAAGTAGAAGAATATAAAGGCATATCTAAATACGATAGTAAAAGATTAGCAGAAGCTCATGGTGGACTATAATGTACACTATGCTAGACGACCAACGCCAAGCAAAATTTATTATTAAGTATTTGCAAGAAAATCCAAATGCTAGTATTAAAGAAATTGTGCAAAAATGTGTGGTTTGTAGAAAGCGATTAAAATACTTGGAAAGTCAAGGCTATTTTACTTTACCTAAATGGACTTATAATAACGAATTAGATAAGCGATTTAAAAATAGAAATTATGTATCTGTTGAAGTTGGAAGGGAGTATGGAAAATGGATTTTTTAGAAAAAGTAATTGATTGGTGTATTTATTTGTTAATTGGCTTGAGTGTTTTTGGTTTTATATATGGTTGTTATGATATTGTTAATTTATTTTTTATAAGGGGATAAACATGGTTGATATGGTAAACAAGCCACCTCACTATACTGTGGGTGGTATTGAAAGCATAGATGTAATTGAAGCAAAACTAACACCTGAGCAATTTGAAGGTTATCTTATGGGAAGTAAAATGGCCTATGATTTGAGATACCCATTTAAAGGTAGTTATGAATTAGATTTGCAAAAATCTGATTTTTATAAACAAAAGTTATTAGAGCATAGAAAGAAACATGCACCTGAAGCTATTAATCCGCCAGAGATTGCTGCTCAATTACAGCGTATTGAAATGATAGATGATTAAGTACCTAGATTTGGTAATTACTACACGTTTAGCAGAAAGCCTAAAAATACTAAACTTATTACATCCTCTAACGTAGGCTTAACGGTACTTAAAACGCACAAAAAGGGCTGTTCTAGCCCTTTTCTTTTATTTAGTGAATAGTATCATCATCTTGGCTTAATTCAGCGTATAGCGATAGTTCTTCGCCTGAAATCTCAATATATGATCCATCTGATATTTCTAAGATGATTATGTTATCGCCATAATCTAGTTCAGCAGACACAACAGTTTTACCTACAAGGTGATCGCATATTTGTTGTGCTGTGATTGCCATATATATCCTTAAATATTAATAAGTGATTCTGTACCGATTTTTTCTTTAGTAGCAGATCTAGCCCAAGCACCACAAGATTGACATTGAAACCTTTGAAATACTGATACTCTTGATCTTACTGTGCCACGTTTGTTTAATTTGCGTGAACCGCAATTTGGGCAGCAAGGATTTGCAGAATACGCATTATGGTTAGGATGTTGTTTAATCCATCCTTTAAGTCTGTCATAAAGTTTTTCAAGTAATACAACATCATTCTTATTGTATTCTTCCATTCGTTTCCATGCTGCACGATCATTATTCATAACTTTTAGCCATAATTCATGGCCTTCATGGTCAGTCTTTTTGCCTAATCCTAAACGCTGTGATACATAATCTAGTTTATTAGAAACAAATCTAAAATTACTTTTTACTACTCTTAATAAATCAATATGTTTAACAGGGCTTGGTGGTTGCATTTTGGCTTCAAGAAACTCTTTGTTGAGCATTGGCATATCAAATCGTAAACCATTATAGTGAACTACTACGTCAGCTTCTTCAATTAACGTATGTATGCTATTTAACATACTTTTACGATCTGTTTTGTAAATAGAATCAAACATGATTTTTGATTCACCATACCATTTAGCTGCGTAGCATAAGGTATAAGATGATTCTAAGAGTTGGTTAAGAGCTACGTTTTGTTGCCAGATACCCCAGACTGTTGCTAAATTTGGCGCACATTCAATATCCAAAAGCAATATCTTCATAACTACTCCTAGTGTTGAGTTACACTATTATACACTATAAGTATTAAGATAATTGCAAGAATATATTTAATGTCATTTATAGCACAAAGCGTGTAGCAGATAATGTAATCTAGCATATAACAAGCGTAGCTGTTTTAGCTTCTTTTAACTTTTCAAAAAATGAATTAAACGCTGTACGAGAGTTACCTATAAAATCTCCACCTGTCCAAGTTGTGCCAAGTAAGATACATCCTTCTGTGTCTTTAGATGTATTGCCAGGATGAATCCTAACACCTTTAAAATTAGGTACATTTAATACATGGGGAAGTTGCTTACGAAAACGAGCAGAAAGATCAATAATGACAGAGTAAGTGCCATTCGGAATAGCTGTTTGTCCATAAACTTTATCCCCTTTTCTAACTACATCTTCTAAAGAAAAACTATGATAAACACCATCAATATAGAATCTGCCGATAGTATATGTGCTTCCATATTCAAATCTTTCTAGTCGTAATTTCATCTTTTAATAGCCAAATACATTCTTTCGCCAATAACAAAACTCATGCAAGCACCAGTCATATCAAGAAATATTGCAACTACAGTAGTACCTACAACATTTGAATTAAATACAATAATGCCTGTAAAGATCATAATAGAACTAATAATGATATATCTAAAAGATGCACGAAGATTAATAATCCATTTAGAAGGTTCGCCAGTAGGTGTATCTAGTGCAGCTAAAGCCTGTAACTTTTCAGACTCAGCTTTCATAAGTTCTATGCGTTCTTTAATATTTTGTGGCTGTCCACCTGCACCACCTGTAAACTTTGCAATAAGACCTCTAGCACCGTCAGCAACTGCCGGCACTAATGCTGGTAATATAAGTGATAATAAGCTAGTCATTATGTTGTAGAACTCCCATGATTGTGATGATGATGTTGTGGTTCTTTTGGTTCTGGCTTAGGGGTTTTAGTAAATAATTCTTTAAGTTTGTCTAGTATTTTCATAGTTCAAAAGGATCAAATCCAAATTGTTTAGCGACTTTCATTTTAAGTGCTTTAAACTCGCCTTTGTGTGATAGATATTTTTCTGATTTAGGATATTTAATGTATATGATTTGGTGAATCATCTCATGTAGAAGGGTTGCTATAACTGTATCTAAATGCCCACAGCGACCTTTAGAAATTGTAATGGTATGTGGTTCAGGTGAGTATTCACCGTATAGATCAGGGTTATTACATACCACAAATTCTACACGTTTGGCAGGCGGAAATGGCATAGATGCGAAGGGTTCTATTTGTATAAATGCGGTATATAAAGCTGCTATAGA